TTTTTTTTCTAGTTTCTTCATTAGGTATATGACCAATTTTATTCTTATGAGAATCACTTATTTTTTTACAAGTTTCTGCACTTAATTTTCTACCAATCATTCCCAAGCTAATTTTTTTCTTGGTTTCTTCAGTTAAAACTCGTTTTGGTCTATTTAAAGCAGATTGTTTAACTTTGTCACTTGCAGTTCCTTCACCGCCATTAGTTTTATTAGCTAAAACATAATTCATATCTTTAAAACATGAAATAAGTAGTTTTTCGTGATCAAATGCTTCTTTTTCAGAATTCCAATTAGCCAATATTTCAGCATTAAATCCATACTTATTTACAATATTATTCCAATGGGTGCTTCGTTTATATGTTGATTTATAACGATTTTTTGAACCTTTACCAATATAAAATATTTTGTTGGTAGTTGCGTTTATATGTGCATAGGTATAAAAAGCATGAGAAATGCTTTGTTTTGTATTTACATCTCCCATGCTGTATGACATATTAGGCTTCCTCTGTGGCTACCGTCTTTTTACGGGGTTTTTTCTCACCAACAGCGGCAAGTATAGCGGTCATTTGATCTTGCATTTTGGCCAGCTTCGCATCTGTTTCAGCCTTTATTTTAGCAGTTTCTTCGTCTTTTTTGGCAAGTTCTTGTTTTAAAGCGTTAATTTCGCTTTCACGCTTGTCAGTTTCAGCCGCAGTTGTCGCTAAATTTAAAAATGCCTTCGCTTTATCACGAAACGCATAGGGTGACATTCCTGCCGCCATACCCATACGCTGTAATTGTTGATCGGATGCACCTGCAATAGACTCAACGGTGTGGAACTTCATTGCCCGTAGTTCTTCAGCCTGTGATTTGGACACTAAAGGCCATTCTGATACAGGAGTACCGATAATTTGCTCATCGTTTGCGCCTACACGGTTCTGATAGTTAGCCCATTGCTGTGGAAAACGCTGTTTATGACTATTAAGGACATAAGTATCGATTTCGGTTAGGGTATCACCAGCTACACAAATATGGACAAAGTCAAATTCTTTAAAAATTGGTCTGCCAGCTTCTTGTGTTTCGTGATCTTGCTGTACTGGGCGTTTATAGAAACGAACCTGTAAACGGTTGTCTGCATTTTGCTCATCTGATGGTAAAGCCATTTTTAAATCTCCTTCAAGGTATTAAAGGTAAAACGGTTAAAGAAAAAAAGGGCTACCCTTTTGAGGTAACCCTTCGTTTTTACTACAAAAACTGATTAAACGCTAGTAGCGGCAAACCAGCCATAATCACCTGAAGCCATAGTTGTAGCTGGGGACAAATATGTACCAGCAGAACCAGTTGCTACAAATGTAGAAGCGTTGATTGAGCAAGTTGCAGTAGAAGCTGTAATAGCCGCACCTGCTGTTGCAAAAACATAACGCTTGCCGTCAGAACCAAACACTTCAGCACCGATTGGGCCTTCAGTTGGGACTGCTACGCCAGCAGAGTTCAGATTAACTTGAGCCAAGTTAACCAAATCAATACCAGCTAAGGGGGTAATAGTAAATGCCATGATATTTCCTTTTCTATTCGAGTTAAGTTGAATTAATAAGTAGATTAACTACCTGTTAATACACCTTGCAAGAAGCTGTTAGAGCAGGTTAAGTTACCAGCCCAACCGTATAACTTCACGATTGCATCTTGATTGATTGACTGACGCTCGCCACCGATAGGAACAAAATTACGTTCTTTATGTGGGCGCAAGAAAATGTAGTTTGTGTTCAACAAATACATAGTCGTTGCAGATTCTTGTGCGCCATAACCGCCACCCAAGACCACATCAGCAGACATACCACCACCGTAGAACTTCAATGATGCGAAACCAGCCGCACCTTCTTCAGTTCCAGCAATACGCTGAATAGCTTGTAATGAGCCAACATAGTATTGATACAGAGTGTTACCAGCTACGATCAAGTCTACTTTGTCTGTGCCACGAACAGATTTGATTGCGGCAGTAGTCATTGCGGCTTGGATAGTAGTGGAAGAAGTAGCACCAGTAGTTGCTTGATTCTGCCAAAAAGTCCAGTTAGCACGGTTAATACCACCGTATGTACCTGAAGTTGGTGATGTAGAAACAGCGGCCGCTAGACCAGTAATGTTCTTACCACCGTTACCAGTACCGTCACCATAGATGTCAGTAGAAATACGGTTAAGCAGACGAGCTTCAGAAACTTGCATACGACCGTCTAACAGGTCAATGATTTGTTCCTTAGAACTATTTTGCAACATTTCTAGACCACTCATTGTTACGCTATCAGCGTACTGAGTAATAGAGAATTGAGCCGCAGAAATAGGACTGTCAGGGGAGATGTTCAACACTTCGTAACCGCTGTATGAGTTAGCGTTATTAGTTGTTGGATCGTTGTACATGATTTCTTCCAAGATTACGTTACCGCCTGAGAATGGGCGTACGTTACCTTTGGAGTTCAATCTTTGTAGGATTGCGTTGTTTTGTGTTAAGTTATCTGCCAATACTCCGCTACGACTTTGAATGGTGGTAGCGATAATATCGGTGATTGCTGAGTTAGCAAATGCCATGATATTTCCTTTATTAAATTAAGTTAAACCCGACCACCCTCTGCATCTGCCAATGATGACATTAACAAAGAGCGTCTATCCTTTGCATCTACCTTAGACACCTGACCGCTAGGAGTAGCTGATCGTGGACTAACCGCAGTCGCTTTAGCTTTAGCTACTTGTTGTGCCTTAGATGCTTGACTACCAACCGATTTCAGGAGTTTGTCCTGTTCTAGCTTATAGGCTTCATCGTTCATACGCACAGCTTTTGCATAAGCCGATTCTAGGTCTTGGGCTAAACCTCGCTCAAGTAATTGAGCCATATCTTCCCGAACCATCTCAAAGTGCGGAAACCGCTCTTTGTTGCTACTTACTCGACTGATTTCTGATGTCAATCGAGCATTTTCTTCTTGATCCCGTATCGCTGACAGTTGCTGAACCTGTTGCTGGGTAGCTTGAAGTTGTTGCATTAACTGTTGTTGATAAGGGTCTACATACGCCTGTTCAGGCATTTGTAAGCTATCTTGGTTTAATTGTATTCCATAATCCTGTGCAAGTCTATGAAACATCTGCACTTTTTCTTGGTACGGTGCTTTAGATAGAATCATGTGCGCCCTGCCAAGATTATTAATCCAAGCTACTGGGTGGATATTCTGAGCCTGAAGTTCAGGAATAAACGGGCCAATGGCTTGGGTTAATTGTCTTGCATTGTCAGCTTCAGCCTTGTAAGCACTAACGCCACGCTTGTATTCAGCTTCCCTCTGATTGGCATATTCAGCAAACTTAGCAAATTCTTCTTTTTCTAGAGGTTTGCCTTCTTGCATTTTGTCCCATACATCCCTGTACTCTTTTTTCCAAGTAGTTGGGCGTTTTACTTCTTCGTCAGGAACATTACTAGCTTCTGCCACCAGTTCTTCTTCTTGAATACTATCTTTATTGGTGGAATCTTCGGAGTCTTTGGCTTTGAAGCGACCTTTTTCGTCACGGTCGTTGCTCTCGGTACTACTATTTTCTTCGTTTTCGGCTTGGATTGGATCGTCATTTACTTCTATCTCCTTTTCAATGGGTGCTTCAAATGTGCCTTCTTCGGCTTGGTCAAGTGCGGCTTCAATCATCTCTCTACGGTCTAATTCTTCACTCATTTAATGCTCCTTATCGTAATTTGGCGTGGGTTACTTCGGCAATAGTGCGTTTAAGATGCTCTCGCTCTTTAGTGCTTAATTCATGCTTTTTTTGTTGCATTGGCACATCATTACCAATTTCGATGCAGTTATTACGCTTTAAGTTTTCACGATGCTTAGATCGGGAAGATACCCATTGACCGTCAGCCATGCTTATGTGGCCATCAATGTCAGACATCACCGTAGGGGCTTGCCTAGTTTTCATAGCAACTTTGTCTAACCATGAAGCCTTTGCCGCTTCTAGTCCGATGGTAGGAGTCCACCACTCAATAAAGAAATCTTCGTCACTTTGTACGGCTTTTACATGGTTACCAGCTATCCAGCCACAATTAGGGCATTTCATTACATTCTCCTTATCAGTTCGGGGATTTTGTGCATCTCATCTTCTTCTACAGTAACAATGGAGTCATACCAAGTACCGTGTTTCCAACGCCAGCACTTAAACTCTTTTCTAGGCATGATTACAACGGTTTTAACGCCTAATGCACCAGCTAGGTGGGCTATGCCTGTGTCTACAGTTACAAGTCCTTTAAGAGCCTTTAAATGGCTTGCAGTCTTAGTCCAGTCCTGTTTCCAACCATCATCGGGTAGTGGTGTCCAAAACTTATCTTCTTCTACATTAAATGAGTAGGCATCGTCACCTACGATCTCCAATACACGATCAGGGTGCAGAGTCCTAACGTAATGCAAGATGCCCTTAGATGTAGACCAATTAATGCCGATCTTCTTGGGAATATTGCTAGGAATAGCGTCTAGATAACTTTCAGAACCTACTATTTTCTTGGTTGATAGTGGAAATAGGGCTTTAGCGTAGGATGGCGCAAGACTAATGTAGTAAGGAAGTGAAATCATCCCTAGCCAGTAGTCAGATTCGGTAGCAACGCCTTCTTCGGGCATATTAGTGAATTGATCTACACAATCTAGTTGACCAAATAGGTGATGTAGTGATCCGTGCTGGAGCATTACGACTTTCTTAGCACCCATTACCTTTAAAAATGGTAAGAATCGTGCATACTGGATAATATCGCCAAAACCTTGTTCTGCAACAATGGTAATAGTCTTACCTAATAGGCTTTCACCACGCCAAACAGGCATTTTTAGGGGTTTAGCATAGCCTTCAAGTTGATTAGCCATTACTTCAGGATGCCAACGATACTCAAATAACCTAAATCCAGCTTCTAATCTGCCAGCGTGTAGGTGTTCGTAAGCCTTTTTATATTCCGTATGCGGATTTAGTGTAAGAGTAGTAATACGGATTCCTCATCGTCTAGTTCCTCTAGGCGTTTGGCTTCCAGTATCCGTAAATTTGTCTGTAATCTAGCAAATTCTTCTCTGTAAGCTACTGCCGCAAGGATGTTTTCCCGTTGTGCTTCAAGGTAGCTTATAGACCGTTGTAAATCTTCTGTTTCAGCTAACGGTATATCAGCTTTAACCTCTTGTTTTAATTGTACTTTAGATTGTTTAACTTTTGCAACAGGTGATACTAGATCACGAATAGCTTGCTTACGGCTTGCGTTAGCATCCTTTATGGCTTTCTCTAGTAATCGTTGTCTTGCCTCAATCTTTTGTTGTATCTTTTGTATTCTGCGTAATTCTTCGGATGTATACCAAGCGTCATCACCACCTACATGACTTGTAGATGGCGCAACATATACCTGAAAGGCATTGTTCTGAAACGCATTAGCCTGAAAAGCCGTTGAAAACATTAGAATGTGCCGCCTGATACCCCTACAAATTTAGTAGCAGTAATTGTTGTTCCAGTAATTAGATTAGCCGCAGTTCCACCAATAGCAGGTGGGCTAGAAAGGTCTAATGTGCCACCTAATGTAAGGTTGCCTGACGATGTGACTGTGCCAGTTAAAGTTAAACCATTGACTGTTCCTGTACCGCCAACACTAGTAACCGTGCCTGAACCTTTACCGTTAAATGTATTCCAGTCGGTGCTAGTTAAATATCCATTGGTTGTAGTATTTGCGGCCGCCATGCTAATAGCTGGGGTTGCACCACCTGAAGATACAACAGGAGCAGTACCAGTTACAGAAGTAACCGTTCCCTGTGGATTAGATGCAGTAGTAATGCTTGTTACACGCCCATAGGTATCGATTGTGACTACAGGAATTAAGGTAGATGAACCAGTTGTTCCAGCAGTTGCTACGCCACTTGCAAGGTCAATAACAGGAGTTACACCGCCTGTACTGGTTATACGACCAGTAGTTCCACTTACAGAATTAACATAAGTACCTGCGGCTTGTTTGCCATTAAAGGTATTCCAATCCGTAGAAGTCAGATAACCGCTTACAGAAGTCGTAGCGGCTGGCATCGAAATAGCAGGGGTTGTGCCACCACTAGAAACTACAGGGCTTGTGCCTGTAACGCTAGTGACTGTGCCTGTGGTTGGAGTTGTCCAAGTAGGGGTTGATCCGCTACCAGCAGAAGTTAATACTTGACCACTTGTACCAAAGTTTGTACTACCTGTTATACTTGTATTCAAGCCAATAGCACCAGTAGCATTGATTACATGGGCAGATTGACCGCTTGTTCCCCAAGCAAAATAGGTCTTATATCCGTTACCTGAACCGACTGTGACATCGCCATCGTGACCTGAAAAATAAACACCATTGTTTAAGCTAAAGAAGTCAGTAGGTGTTCCGCTTGAATACACGGATGAATTCATGCCAAATTCACCGTAATAGGTGGAATCTGTGCCTAAATCATTGCTCAATACATAGTTTGTAGATGCGCTAGCCGTTCCCGATTTGTTCTGCAATACAAACTGTAGATAGCTATTTGAAATCGATGCGCCTGAAGCAATAGGGCTATTTGAAGCATTAAAACTTAAGCTAGGCGTTGTACTTGTAGATCCGCTTGTGGATAAATAAGTAAATGCGCCTGATGATGCTGTGGTTGCCCCTATACTTGTGCCATTTATAGTACCGCCTGTAATAGCTACGGCATTGGCATTTTGAGTTGACATTGTGCCAAGACCGCTAATTGCAGTATTAGGAATGGTCGTAGATGCTGTGACATTGCCGCCAGTATTATTGGCATACATATAACCAGTAAGACCAGTTACCGCTAGATTTGTAGTGGTTAAGTTAGTAAAGGATTCGCTAGAAGAACCAGCAATTTTTTGCCATACGCCATTTTCAAAGATAGCCCAATCGCCTACTGCCCATCCGCTTACACCGTTTAATGTTGTATTACCCGCTACAGAAACAACATAGTAATAACCCGCAGTACCAACGCTAGAAACTAAAAGTGGACTATTTGTGCTTGCGTTCCATGTGCCTTGATAAGCAGGTGCATTTGTAGGCTGTGTACTGATACTGGTAATCTGACCTTGACTATTAACAGCAATAACAGGAATAACTGCCGCTGATCCATAAGTTCCAGCAGTTACGCCAGTATTAGCAATAAACAGAGTACCCGTTGTAGTAATAGGGCCGCCAGTTAAACCTGTACCCGATGCAACAGAAGTAACAGTTCCACCGCTTGATGGGCTTGTATTGGTAATTGTAAAGTTAGGGTATGTACCGCTAGTAGATATTCCAGTACCCGCATTTAATACGACCGTTTGATCAGGAGCAGTATTAGTAATGTTTAAAGTACCGCTAGTTGTAATCGGACTGCCAGTTACAGCTATTCCAGTTCCAGCAGTTGCCGCTACGCTAGTAACAGTTCCTAATGGGTTTGTAGCCCAAGAAGAATTAGTACCATCCGTAGTTAAGTATTTGCCACTATTGCCTGTTTGACTAGGAGCAAGGGCATTAAATCCATCATTGGCCGTAGATGCGCCCGTTCCACCATTGGTTACAGGTATAGTCCCCGTTAGTTGGTGGTCATCGTTCCAATTAGATGGCTGGACAATCGTTGGATCGCCAGCGTCAGGAATGGCACTAACGAACTTATGCTTGACTGTAATAGCCATGTTATTGAACTCCGATTATCTTACCGTCTTGTCCCCGCACGACTTGTTTAGGTCTATTGTGGTTTTCGTTTATTGTATTCACTAAGTCACCTAATGCTAAAGTCATCTGTTGATTGCTCTGACTAATGGCGTCTGCAATAGGTTTAAGTGGGTGTTCCATAGATTGTGCCATAGCTTCTTCAGATAAATAGGCTTGCGCTCCGTCATCTTCTGCCGCACCAATTCTAGCGACTTCGATCTTAGCACCGTTATTAATGTGGGCTAACAAGACTTGAGTATTGCGCTCGGTGTTCATCTTCATCTGTGCTACCCTCATATCCATTTCGGCTTGCTGACGGTTACGCTGATCTTCCAGTTGGAATTTAAGCTGATTCTCTTGGGCTTGATACTCTTGTTTAGCCTTCTCAAGTTCCATCTGCATCTGCATCTTCTGTTGCTCAAGTTGCATAGTCTGTTGAGCTTGTTGCTGTGATGCCTGTAATTTAGCTTGTTCAAGTTGCATCTGACCCTGAAGTTTCTGTTGTTCAGGTGTAGGTGGTTTAGGTTGACCTTCTTGTGCCTTAGCCTGTTCACGGAACTTATCAGCAGTTTCGTCAATGATTCCCTCAAGACCTTTACCAGCCTTGAACGCAGTAACAGCGAATTTAACCATCTCCATCAGCATTGGAGTCATTTCAGGGACAGCTTGTGCCGCTGGGATAACTTGTTGCATAAAGCCACCGATTGCACTTAAGAACTCCATACGATCTTGCTTTTCTTGCATCTCGTCTTGGAAGATCATCGAGTCTGAAGTTACTTCGATACGGAAGTTCTTAGCTGACTCATCACGTAATAGGGCTAATGCTGGCTGGATGTACTGCTTATCCGTGTCAGATAACTGCATTGCACCTGAAATCTTGACAATCGTATCGTCTGTAAAGTGATTACATATAATCTGTGCCTTGATAGACAGAAGTTCTGTAGCAAAGTCTACTACTGCGTGTTGCATAGTCTTTAAACGACCTGCGGCATTGTTAGACTTAATGACTTGTGCGCCTAGTGTTTCATTAGGATCAGTCTGCCCACGCTGGATGTCAGCGATACCCATAATCTCATAGATTTGACCCTTGACTTGATCCATTGCCTGATAAGACATGGTTAAAGCACTAGCAATAGGGGCGATGTCTACAAGGTTAATAGCTCCTTGCATACCCTGTTTTTCAGCAAATGCGTTCCAGTTCTTGACTGGTAACAATGAATTGTTTTCGCCTTCAGAGAATAAACGGGCAAGACTTGGCTCAGATGCGTCATATACACCCCGAACCTTAAGGGCTTGAATGAATCCATCAATACGATCAGCAAGCGTGTCTAACTGTCTTGCTTGGTCTTGGTACAGCACAAAGTCAGGGATAGGAACTAATGAATCCGTAGTCAATGTAGAAAATAAAGGTTTAGGGCATGGCCAAAAGTTTTCTAGCTTTAGTGGGTCGGCACGGGTATCAAGGATTTCACCCATAGACTTAGATAGCCAAATGACCTCACCTGAAGTCTTGTCCCATATCTCATAGATACAGGCTTCTTTTGCGCCTTCGCCCATCTTTTCGCTGAAAGACTTAGAAGTTTCAGGCTTTGTATCCAATGGGATACGACCACCTAATTCCTCACCAAAGCGTTCAACAAGCGCAGGTCTGCCTAGATAGACTTTACGCCATACTGCGGTGACTTCTTCCCATGTACGGGCAACAGTCAAACCAAAGTCACGCCAATGAACATAGTCAACAGGAGCACACTCGTATTCTATGCGTTCCTGATCCTCACGGTACATACCGCCTTCGGTTTCTGCTTCGTCAATGTCCTCAGTAATTTCAAGTCCATCTTCGGGCATATCCATACCATCAGCTTTTGAACCGACAATATGCGGCTCATAACGAACCCAGCTAGTACCACGCCCACCTAACAGACGGTCATTAACTGATTGATTCATAGCGGATTTGTAGTCACCGTAGTGGGTGATTTCGTAGTCCAATGCTCTCTCAAGCATCATAGAAGCTACTCTACCTATTGGATCGTTATCTCTGAACCTGCGGCTTACGTCAGGTCTAGGCAATCTAGCAAAGATAGCTGGGGTAATAGTCTGTACATTACTCCACAAAATATTAAATTTTGCATTAGGGTTATTCCTAGTACGACTGTCATCACGATACCGTTTAACAATCTTGTCGGCTCTACCTTCCCACTCTTTAAAGGTGCGCTCGTACTGACCAATAGTGTTATACCAATCTTGGTATTCGTGTTCCATAGTAATTCCTTAAGTAAAGTTGCCTGTAGCAAATACGGTAGCACCAGCACCAGTAGTAATCTTCCATGCTCCGCTTACTGACTGGGCATCAAGTGTCAGCATATATAAGCCAACAGGGGTAGTAGCGGTTGTAAGTGGGTAGGATATTGCGCCATCCAGTAGCGATACTGTGCCAGTAGTTAAGGCATTGACAGTAATAATAAGGTTACTAACTATATCGCCTTTAGCACCAGTAACGCCTAATACTTGGGCAGTTTGTGATGCGGCAACAGTTTCATAATAGACTGCATAAGGTAGGGCTACGGCTGACATTAGATTCTCCTAAAGGTTTGTTTTGGTGTTTCTTTCCACATCTCGTTGAGCGTTACATCAGTTTGCCCGACATGAAGTCCCTTAACTCTTGAATCTTTGAGGATAGGGCTGTCCTCATCTTTCCATACAATACTAAGATAGCGAAACGCATCGGAAGAATGACTCGTAAAATCATGTTTTGGGCGGTCATTAAAGCATTTTTTATCATCATTCCATTCCCGTTGATATTGACGCAAACATTCGATACCTTCTTCACATCTATTATCAAACCAAGTGCGAGTTAATGCAAGCCTTGTTGCCTGTATTCCATCCTGAATTGACAGGTTTGGAACGATTTTTAGGTGTTTTATGTCGATTTTTGTCGCAAATTGTTCAATTATGCTTTTACCACCCGATGCCATAGTCTTAGCTCTAGCGTCATGCGGCAGGTAATGATAGCCATACTTGTACCCGAACTCATCTTCTTTTTGTGCAAGCAGTCCTGTATAGAATGGCACAGCCTGTCCGTTAGATGAGTGGTGATCTAGAACCCGTATCTCCCCATAAACCACCTGAAACCACCATATTGAAGTGGAGTCATTAAAACCCAAATCCCAAGCAGTATGACAGGGGAACATAGGATCATAGTCAACAGTAGTAATTCGATCCAAGTCAGTAATTCTACGCATCTCTTGACCATAGTACGCCCCCATAATTGCCGCTTCAAATGAGCATAAGAACTCTTGTTCGTATTGGTTGCTAGACATTGTGGCTTGAGCATCCAGCAATTCAGCATCAGGAATCAGACCTGACTGGTCAGCCCTTAATGTCTTGACATACCAGTTGTCGCTCTTTAAAGCGTTGCTGTAGATGTCGTAAAAGGCGTTATGACCCTTTGGTGTACCAATAAACACAGCCCATGTCTGATAGCCGTTTAAACCGTTTCTATCTGTAAGCAATGGCCTAACAATCTCACCCCAAAGACGGGGTTTCATATCTGCGTATTCGTCTAAAACCACGCCATCAAGATAAAGACCACGCAAAGCATCAGGGTTATCAGCACCAAATAGCCGTATTTTTGCCCCGTTAACCAGTTCTACCCATAATTCTGACTGATTAGCCTTAACAATGGCTGGCTCTGCAAACTTAAGTAAATAATCCCAAGCAATGTTTTTAGCTTGTGCGTAGTACGGGGCTATATAAGCGTATCTGCCGTCAGGTTTCTTTTCCATGATAGCCCTGCGGATAATGTCGCAGATAGTAGCGCAAGTTTTCCCTGCTCTCCTGTGGCAGACTAATACAGCCCAGCGTTCTTTTCTTTGGTGAAAGTCTAAGAAAGCATCCCTAGCCTTGTAGGGGTACTCATATTTTTTAACTATCTCAGTCAAGGAATTTATGTTCGTGAATTACTTTGACTGGCTCATCCTGTGGGCTAGTGTGTTCTGTCCTAGCTAACTTAGGAACGTGGTATTCAGCTA